GACATCACCCTTGGTTGCCTTTGCTCTCAAAGCCATTAGAATGGCCTCTGCTGCGGTCTTGCCATCCTTCTCATCGCCAAGTACATTGGCAAGCAACTCCCTTAACTCAGGTAGCTTTTTAGGCCTGCCAGCAGGATTACCAGATTGGCCTTTGTTCCATTTATGCGGTATGACATTCTCTGGCTTCGGCATCGGTGTTTTGTCGCTGATTAGTACCTTCAGTCAGATATGGCTGACAGTTCCTTTTTATTTGCAATGTAGGGTCTAAGTTAAGCATCCTATCTACAATTACTTGACAATACTTTGGGTCAAACTCAATCACTCTTGCTTTGCGCTTTAATTGCTCGCAAGCAACCATTGTTGTTCCACTGCCTCCAAAAGCATCAATTACAATATCCCCCTGCTTAGATGAGTTCTCAATTTGATAAGCAAATAATCCAATTGGTTTCATTGTTGGATGCTCGGCATTTCTGTTTGGTCTATCAAATTCAATTATTGTTGTTTGCTTTCTATCAGAATACCATTTATGACTTCCACCTTCGAGCCAACCATAAAGACATGGTTCATGCTTCCAATGGTAGTCTTGTCTACCCATAACCATTGAGTTCTTTACCCAAATAAGCTGCTGCTTTAATAACCATCCAGCATCAACTAATGCTTTTCCAAGGTTTACAATTTCAGATGGAGCATGCCAAACATAAATTGCTCCTCCTTTTTTTACTGCCGTTGTTAAAGCTGAATAAAAATCATAAAGGAATTGATAAAAATCATCATTACCCATTGAGTCATTCTCAATAGTTAAAGCATCTTTAGTTTTGCCTTCATAAGCTACGTTGTAGGGAGGGTCAGTGACTACCATATCTGCAAACTCTCCTTGCATTATTTTTTCAAAAGTATCGGTTTGAGTCGAATCTCCACAAAGCAAACGATGCTCACCTATCTCAAATAGGTCGCCAAGAACAATGTCTGTCTGAATCTCATCAGGCATAACATAATCATCTTCTTCTGCTTCAGGCTCTTCAGTAAAGCCAACAGGCACATCTAATCCCCAGGCATCAAGTTCTTCAGCATCCCAATTGTTTGCAAGATCATCCCAATCCCATTCACCAAAGCCAACATTATCTTTGATGATAAACTCTCTCTGCTTAGCCTCATCCCAATCAACTACCTCAACTGGTATCTCTTTCCACTTGGCTTCCTTCATGGCCTTAAAGCGCATGTTGCCTCCAAGGATAATCATATCCTGGTTCACCACTATTGGCCTGACACTTGCCATCTCTGGGAAGTCTTTTAGGCTTTGAACGAGCTTATGAAACTTATCATCCTTGATAAGTCTAGGATTGCTCGGATTTGGTTTGATTAAACTTATTGCAACTACTTGCATGCGGTTTATTTCTTTTTTGGCATCATTGAAGGCATTTTAGGCTTTGATGCCTTCTTGGCCTTCTTAGCCACAGACAGAGCAATAGCTACTGCCTGCTTCTGAGGCTTGCCAGCCTTCATCTCACTCTTAATGTTGGAGCTAACTGTCTTGGCTGAGTAACCTTTCTTGAGCATCTTGTTAAAGTTTGTGCAAAGATAGGTATTTAAGGATTGCCTCATAGACTTCAAGCTGATTAGACCATCTACGCTTGTAGCCTTTGGCGGCATCAGGCTGATTCAGCTTATTTTTTAGCTGTGTAATTTTTCTGCCAAGGTAATCCTGGCAGTCTTGTCTGTTCATCTCTGTTTCTCTTATAGTGTAAAATAAATCATTGGAATAGGTGCAGCGGCCCTCCCATTGGGCAGGTATTTGGCTGATGTGGATTGAATTATACATAGTCTCTAAGGCGCATTAATGGCCCATCAAATTGCAAAGCTATCATTCCGGTTGATCCTGAACGCATCTTAACTTGGTCTAGTATGCATAAACCACTATTTGGTAAATCTTTACCTGCGATTCTAAATGTACCGTTAGGATCATTTGTTTCTGGCCTATACATCATCCAGATAACATCAGCATCCTGTTCCACCGACCCAGACTCACGAAGGTCTGACATAATTGGCATCTTATCACTTCTATCATCTACTCTTCGAGATAACTGACTTAAAGCAACCACAGGTATATCCAGCTCTCTGGCAAGTAGCTTTAATCCTCTGCTGATTTCACCTACTACATTAACCCTATTCGTTTCCTTTGGGTTATTGCTATTGATTAGGCCAATGTAATCAACGAATATAACCTTGATTCCATATTTATTTTTCCACATTGTGGCCTTGGTTCTGATTTTCATCATGTTTAGGTAGCCATCATCACTGATTTTAAGATTCCAGCTTTTCATCCTATGCACCGAATCCATCAAATTAGATTTATCGTAAGGCGATAGTTCGCCTTGTTTGATTTTGTAGGCATAAATATCCGACTCCTGACTCGCTAACCTTTGCACCACTTCGTGCTTTGACATTTCTAAGCTAAAAAGACCACATCCTATTCCCTGCTTTGCCAGATTTCGAATCAGGCTTACAACAAGTGCTGTCTTGCCTTGTCCTGGTCTTGCACCCACAACTGTCAATTCTGAATTTGTAAGGCCACCGCAAAGTTTATCAAGTAATACAATTCCTGTTTTATAGCCAGCTATTTCTCCGGTTACTTTGTTAAGCCAAATAGTAGCTGATTGCTCTAATTGCTGATGAAAGTTGTCATCTGACTTACTGATTGTCTGAGAAAGTAGTGTATCTGTTGATAATTGAATTTTGGCAAGTATGTCAAATATATCCCCATTTTCAGATGAGGCTTTGGTCATCAATTCGGTTGCAATCAGGTATGCTTTTGATCTCAGGTAATGCTCAATCAAAATTCGGCAGTGTATTTCAACATGACCAGGATTATTTAAGGAAGTAAATACCTGACTTAAATATTTAACCCCTCCAGCATCTTTGATAAGATTTGACTTTTTTAGAGTTGATGCAATGGTTTCAAGATTTACAGGTTCTCCGGCATCTTGATTAGCCTGTATTGCTTGAGCTATTACTTTATGCTGAGGAAACTGAAATACCTCCAAGTTTGGAATTGTAGAAAAGGCGATAAGTCTTTCCTCGTTATCTAAAAGCATTGCAGAAAGCACCTGCTTTTCAAGTTCTATATTTTCAAAATTCATAATTTAAAGCATTCATGAGTTTTACGGAAAACTGGCTCGGCCGGAACATTATGGTTTATCGAATTTTGGTTTTTAGGAAGAAAAATTCCTTGCCAACCATTAGCTATTGCTTCATCAATTATTGCCTCTGCTAATTGGTAATTTCCTTGGGACAATAACTTTAATTTTTTCACAATTAAATCAACTGCATGCTGTGACATAAAAGGCTTTTTAATTGACTTTCTATGTTTGGCAAAATCTTCAATCAATTTGCTCAGCTCTCCATATTTTGAAAAATCAAACTCATGATCACTCTGTTTAATTGTTTTATTGTTTCTAGGTTTATATTGTTTAACTATGGGAGCAGTGCCTGTACCTTCGCCTGAACTCTGCTTGGTCATCGGTTGTACCTCCGGTTGGTCAAATTCGCTCAAGCGAAGAGATATGATTCTACTTACACTTTGATTATTTGACTCTTGAATTATGTCAATAAATCCCCACTTTTTTAAATCCTCAAGGGCGGCATAAAAAGTATTACGATTGCCTATTCCGGTAAACTCACAAGCCTCATGAGTTGGCAATCCGAATGAGTCTTTCCATTGCAGCCTATTGTTAAGTTCAACACACCAGCAATAAAGAGCAGTATGCTGTGACTTGACTTCTTTATGTTTAAAAGCAAAGTCAAACCATCGCCTGGTTAATTGATAGCCATTCATACCAATCGCAATAAAACATCCTTAAACAATTTTAATGCTTCTTGAGCTGGCATTGTTTTAAGTTCTTCTGACATCTCCCGACTGATAACCTTATAGGCTATTGTAATTTCACGCTCACGGAGATCAATGCGTTCAGGTCTTGTTAGGACTTTCTTGTAGTCCTCATTTGCCATAATTTTTTTCATAAAACAAAAACCCCATCCGGCTTTCCCTGTTGCGAACAGCCAAGAGTAAGGCTGACAGGTACTGACCGAATGGGGCTTTAATATTTTTCATAACTCTTTACTAAACCGGGTTCGCAATCCGGG